TGTCCGGGTCCCGTCGTGATCCTGCGGCCATCCGCCCCGCGCGGGACGACGGTTCCTCCCCAGCACCCCTTCGTCCACAGGATCGGTCCCGCCCTGGAGCCGCGACCCCGGCACGGCGACGCTGAGGTCACTCGGCAGGGCGCCGAGGCCGGGGAGTCCCCGGCAGTCAGGAAGGACACCGCCATGCGCGACATCACGACCACCGTCACGCTTCGCTAACACGCACGACGCCTCGGCTGTCCCCTCCTGGCGGCAGGATGCCACCCATGGACACCAGCGGTCACGAGCTCTACTTCGCGCACCAGCGCACCGTGCAGACCGTGCACGGCATCGCGATCCGGTACCGGCTCGCGCTCATCGGCCCGCCCGTCACCGTCGTCCACTCCGAGCTCGACCCCACACTCCCGCCGCACTCGGTGCGCATCCGCGCGGGCGAGCACGAGCTACTGATCGACTCTGCCGACTGGATCGGGCGCCGCGCCGAGCTCGACGCGCACGTGCGCGCCTGGCTGCTCGAGCACATCGACCTCCGCGCCGCGCGCCCCCGCCCCGGAGCGCGTCGATACGACGAGGAGTGGATGCGGGCCTGGCGGGACGCGAACCCCGGCCGACGGTGATGTGGGGCGCGGCACGAGTTCCTGTACAGGTCTAGACAGTTGCACTCCCTCGCTGTAGAATTCTATACAACAAGGACGGACGCCCAGGAGGACTGCAGACATGACCGAGACCATCGCCTACACCACCGGCACCTACTACGGCGAGGCCGACCCCATGCACATCTGGACCATCACCGACGAGCAGGGCCTCGCCTCCGAGATGTACGTCCGCCAGGCCGACCTCGTGATCGCCAACGTCGAGACCCGCGAGGACCGCCGCGGCGAGGGCCTCGCCCGCTCCCTCTACGAGGCCGCCACCGCCCAGATCGACGGCATCGTCCACGACCTCCCCGCCCACCGCACCCCCGAGGGCGACGCCTTCGCGCAGGCCGTCGGCGGCGACGACGCCACCGAGTGCACCATCGACCACTGCGTCTGCTCCATCGACGCCGCCTGACAGGAGACCCCCGATGCCCGACTACAGCGACTGGCTGGCCCACGCCACCGACGACCTCACCACCGAGCAGCTCGACGCCTTCACCGCCGCGGCCGATGCCTACTACGCCCAGCCCCACCACGAGCAGCGCGACCCCGAGGACGCGATCGCCGACTCCGCCGAGGACGACGCCGCGCTCACCGCCATCCTCCAGCACGTCCTCGGCGAGAGCAGCCTCGAGACCACGGCCCGCGAGGCCCGCGCCGCCCAGGAAGCCCTCACCGGATGGGTCCGCGCAGAGGCCGCGCTCGGCACCTCCGAGTCGAAGATCGCCGAGCGGTCCTGGCTCGCCCGCGACACCGTGCGCAAGCGACTCGGGAAGTGACCATGTCCAAGTTCAGCATCTACCTGCCCCGTCGACGCGCGATCTACGAACGAGACGGCTGGGTCTGCCAGATCTGTGAGCGGCCGGTGAGTCAGGGCCTCGACCACCGTTCCATGGATGGGCCATCTCTGGACCACATCATCCCCAGATCGATGGGCGGTACGGACAGCAGCGAGAATCTGCGGCTCGCGCACCGGATCTGCAACATCCGCCGGGGGAGCCGAGTCGAGGACGCTGCACAGCAGGTTGCCCCTACACCTGACCGCGGTGGACGAAACCAGGGTGCCCGGCGTGCTCCGGTCATGACGCCCGAGCTCGAGTCGGTGGTCGCGAGCCAGCACGCCCTCACGGATGTGCTCGAGCGCCGTGAGCGGGCCGCCGCCGCCCGCGACGCCGCGCTCGTCCGGGCCCGGAAGACCGGCACCAGCCCCACCGAGCTCGCCCGCCTCACCGGCCTGGGCCGCTCCCGGATCTACCAGATCCTCGAGCGCTCCGGCCTCACCCGACCGTGACGATCTGCGAGGTCCCCGGCTGCGACCGGCCCGTGATCGCACGCGGGATCTGCGACCTGCACCGCGTCCGCCGCGCCCAGGGCATCCCGGACGACCAGCCCGTGCAGCGCCAGGCGACCCGTGCCGAGCTCGCCGCGGCGACACCCCGGATCATCGAGGCCCGCCGCGGCGGTGCGACGATCCAGGCGATCGTCGAGGAGACCGGCATCAGCTACTCCACGGTCTCGAAGATCCTGAAGCAGGCAGGGGTCGGCCGGCCGGTCACGGAGATCCCGCACGGCACCCCGTCGGGCTGGCAGTGGCACAAGTGCCGGTGCGACGAGTGCCTCGCCGCGAGGACCGAGTACAAGCGCCTCGAGCGGCTGCGTCGCCGCGCCCGCGCCGGGATCACCGCCGAGCACGGCACCGTCCGCGCCTACGCGCAGGGCTGCGACTGCGAGCGATGCCTCGCCGCCGTCGCCGAGACGGACCGGCAGCGCCAGGCCCGCACAGTGCCGGGCGCCCACCGGCACGGCCGGCGCTGGAACGCACTCGACGCCGAGACCGCGATGCGCACCGACATCACCATCGAGGAGCGCGCCGCGCTGCTCGGCCGCACCTACGCCGCCGTCGACGACTGGCTCCGCGCCTACCTCGCGCGCCCGGACGACCCGTACGGCGTGAAGCCCCGGACATGACGAAGCGCCCCCACCCACCCGGCCAGTGGCCAGGCAGGTGGGGGCGTCTCGCATCTACTCGCAGCGGCTGCGAGTAGGTCATCGTCGGCGAGCATCGCGATCCGCGTCGTCGTCCTCGTCCGCGCACCAGCGCGCCGAGGTCGGGTCGGAGTAGCGGGCGCCGCAGCGGGGGCACTCGAACATCACCGCTCCTCGACCAGGGTGTCCCTCCCGTCAGGGACCCCGTCGCGGTCCGCGCGCCGGCCGTGGCCCGGCGCGGTGCCGGTGCCGGTCCCATCGGGGACCACGTAGCCCATGACCTTGTAGAGGCCCTGGGCGAGGAGCGCGACGGCGGCGATCGACAGCAGGATCGAGGAGACGATCTGGATGATGCTGTCGGGGATCCCCGCGATCATGCCGAGCACGACCGCGGCCGCGAGCCCGAGCACCGCGGCGGTGCCAGCGGAGACCAGCTGCGTGGTCTGCTTCGTCCACGCGCGCTGCTTGGCGAGCTGGGTGATGATCACGGTCGCGGCTGCCGCGAGGACGAGCACGGCCCCGATCGGGGTGAGCTCGGTGGCCTGGGCGATGATCTCGGTCATGGGGTGACCTCCTCGGTCGGGGTAGGTGTCGGGTCAGGGGTCTCGGGGGTGACGAGGCAGGGACCGCCGTCCTGCACGGCCCCGTCGGTGTAGGTGATGTCCCAGCGACCGTCATCACCGCACTGGGCGTCGGCGATGCCACGCCCAGCTGTGCCGTCAGCGCCAGCGGGTCCGCGGTCGCCCGCGGGGCCCTGCGCGCCCGTGTCGCCCTTCGGACCGGCCGGGCCCTGCGGCCCGGTCGCTCCCTGCGCGCCGGTGCTGCCGGGCTGGCCGTCGCTGCCGGCAGAGCCCTGGGCGCCGGGAGCGCCCTGCGCGCCTGCGGCTCCTCGCTCCCCGTCGGCGCCCGCTGCGCCGGACTGGCCGGCGGCACCATCGGTGCCGTCCTCGCCATCCGTGCCTGCGGCTCCGGTCGTCCCGGCGGGACCCTGCGCACCGGCCTGACCATCCGCCCCGTCAGCGCCGTCGGAGCCGTCGGCCCCGTCGGTGCCCGCCGGGCCCGCGGGACCGCGCTGCCCCTCGGGACCTCGCTCGCCCTTCGCCTGCGCGACGGTCTCGGCCGGATCCTCCTCGGCAGCGCGCTCCGCGTCGTCGCACACTGCCTGCCCGGCCTCGTCCTGCTCGATCGCTCCGGACTCGCAGAGCTCGAGCACGGTCCGGGCCTGAGCCTGGCGCTGTTCCGCGACCTGCACCGCGGCCGAGTCCATGTCGGCGAGCTGCTCGGCGAGCGCGTCCATCTGCCGCTGTCGCTGAGAGCCGACCGTGAGGCCGTACGTCGTCGCAATCGCGAGCGCGAGGATCACGACGAGCAGCGCCCAGACACCCAGCTTGCGATGTCGGCGGGCGCGGTCCTCGTCCTGCTCGAGCTGGTCGAGCGTGTCCTGCTCCTCCTGGGTCACAGGTCATCACCGTCCTCGATCGGGGGGTGGGGATCGATGTCGTTCTCGATGAGCTGTCGCCAGTAGGCGCGGGCCTTCGCCCACGCCCGTTCCTCGGACTTCTCCGCCTTCTCCGCCCGCTTGGTCGCGTCCTCGGCCTGCTTCTTGTAGAGCTCGATCATCTGGGCCTGCCTCGCATCGGAGCGGCGGTAGGACTGGATGACGAGCCACCCGATCCCGCCCCCGGCGAGGGGGAGGAGGGCCAGCAGTAGCGCGTTGACGTCAAGCACACGCCCCCTCACCTCCTGGTCTGGTCGCCGGTCGTGCTCACTGGACGGGGAGGAGCCAGAGCGCGTACCAGGTCACCGGGCCGAGCTTGCGGTCGACGGTGAGCCCGGCGAGGCGCTGGATGTTCGCGATCGCGCTGTCCATCTGCGCGCCCCATCGACCGTCGACGTCGACCGAGTAGCCGCGAGCGACGAGCTGCCGCTGCGCGGTTTCGATCCCGCGCGAACGGGTGAGCCCGGCGCGGGTGTAGATCTCTCCCGAATTCAGCGAGTTCGCGGACTTACCGGAGACGGACTCGATGGGGCCCGAGGCGTCGCCGTAGTAGCAGAGGTGCCCCTCCGTGCGCAGGAGCGGGAAGTCGGGCACGGACTTGAGCTGCATGAGGGCTGCCTTTCCGGAGGGGAGCTTCGACGAGGACGAGGTGCTGGTGCCGGCCGACGGTGCGATCACGGCCGTGGGGTCCCCGCCAGCGGCCGTGAGGATCTCCGCGATGGGGATGTCGCCCGGGTCGCCGTGGTCGTTCTCCGGGGCGTGCTGATGCCCGAGCCACCCCGAGTACGCCTCCCACTCGTCACCGGCGAGGCGCTGGACCGCCTTCTCCCCGTACGAGCCGGGGTAGGCCGCCCAGGTGACCGAGGTCGTCAGCGGGATGTCGAGCGAGGCAGACACCGCCGCGAGCACCGCGGCGAGCGCGTCGCGCGCCCACGGCTCGTCGAGGAGGTCGGGGAGGTAGAGGTAGCCGTGCTTGCTCGCGAAGGCGAGGTCGCACGACCCGATCAGCTCGATCTGGAAGACGCGCTGGTTGTTGGTCTGGACGCCGCCGGCCTTGTTCACGAGCGCGCGGGAAGGGCGGGTCGTGGAGAAGTGCTGCCGCGCCTGGATTCTCTTGCTCCCGGGGTGGAAGCGGAGCGTGAGGTGCGGGGCGGAGGAGCCGCCGCCGTAGCCGGGCCAGGTGCCGGTCTCGGTGGAGTGCAGCAGCCCGATCGGCTTCCCGCCGGCGTAGGTCTGGGTCGGGTACTTCTCGTCCCAGAACTGGACCTCGGAGTCGGCCCAGGGGAAGACCCCGTCGGCCGCGGCGGCGAGCTCGGTGCGCTCCGGCTGCGGGGCGGGGACGGAGGTGCCGCCCGCAGGAACCGCCGGCGGCGCCGGGGCCACCGGGGCGGCGTCACCTTTTCCCGAGAGGCCCAGCGTCCTCTTCGTCGCGGGGCCGACCTTGCCGTCGACCTCGAGTCCGAGCGCCTTCTGCTTCGCCTTGATCTTCGCGACCGTGCCGGTGCCGATCTTCCCGTCGACCTCGGCGCCGACGGCGCGCTGCACGGCGGCATGGTCGAGCCAGCCCTCGGCGGTGTACTGGTCGGCGCCGTTGTAGACGAAGTGCCAGGGCTCGCCGTTCCGCTTGCCCTCGTCCCAGGTCCAGCCGAAGCGGGAGCCGTTGGCCTGGACCCAGGTCTGGATCGCGGAGGGGGCGATGTCGATCGCGATGCCGCGGGTGTGGTTCGCGCCCGTGCCCGTCCCGTAGAGGTCCGGGGAGGCGACGGCGACGTTCGTGACGTGCCGCCACGCGGTCCCGTTGTACATCCGGTCGCTCGAGGCGACCTTCGAGCGCGTGCCGCGGTCGCGGTAGTTCGCCGTGAACAGCGCGATCTGTTCCGACTTCGACCGGTAGGCGTCGTTGAGCTGGAAGTTCACGCCCGTCTCCGCGACCGCGCGCGCGATCATGCGGGAGAGCGAGTTCGCGGCCGCCGGGGTGAGCTTCTCGACCTGGTTCCGGCTGCCCCAGGAGGCAGGGAGAGCCTTCAGGGTGGGGGTCATGCGGTGCCTCCTCGGGCATGAGAAGGGCCCCCGCGAGTTGCGAGGGCCGGGCTATGTTTCGGGCATGACGGCAACGGACACACCTGACGAGATCGCGAGCACGCATCCAGTGGTCAGCCTGGAAGAAGTCGTGGCGGACCTTGAGGCAAGAGTCGAGAAGCTTGAGGCTTCGGAGCGCAAGTCGACTTCACGGACGAAGTGGATTGCCCCAGCCGTTCTTGGGCTAGTCGCCGTCCTAGTGGCCTTGTGCTTCACCACATTCACCCCGCCTGCCAATGCGACCGCCGAGCAGTACCTCGCGCAGCTGGTCGGATTGGGGGCGATCTTCGTTGCTGGCGCCGCCGTCACCAAGGTGTTGCACAGGATCTGGGAGAACGGGGGCTGGGACATCGCTGAGGACGCCGTCAAAGCTGTCGGATTGGTGTACCTCGCGATCGTCGCACTCGTCACCTACAACTTCGTCGGGCTGTAGTCGCCGCGAATCGTCAGGCGATCTCGTAGGTCCCGGACACGTAGATGCGTCGGTCCGTGCCGAGGCCCCAGGGGTTGTTCGGGCCGATCTTGCGGACCTGGACCGTGGTGCGGTTCGAGAGGATCTGCCAGCCCGCATCGAACCCGCCATCGTTGACGATGACCGACCCGCCGAGCGCGGCATTCAGATCGAGCTGGGCCGGGACCGGCAGCGTGTACTGGATCGACGTCTCCGACCCACCACTCGTCCGCCCCGCGGCGCGCAGGACGTAGAAGCACGTCTTGCCGATCACGGTGAAGCGGGCGTGGCTGATCGACACATCGGTGAACGCCATCTCGCCCGACGCCGGGAACGACGGCACCCACGTCGACCAGGCGTCGTCGTTGATCATCCCGCCACGGGAACGGGCCTCCGGGGTCGTCGCCCCGTTCCGTGCCCACGCCTGGTCTCCGTGCTTGGAGATCGTCGCCGCGATCGCACGGAGCCCGGTGCCCGATTTCGTCGATCCGTGGAGGTTCGTGTCGTACACCTTGACCTGCGAGCCGTTCTGCGCGAGCACGTCGTTGAACTGGTCGTTGAAGAAGCAGTTCGAGATGGAGCCGGTGGAGCCGTCGAAGTCGATCGCGGGACGGCTCCCCGCCTTCGTGTTCGACGTGAACCGGGAACCGCGCAGGGAGATGTAGCCGCAGCGGGAGAACCGCATCGGCGCGGTCGTCGCCGACTGGATCCCCTCCGTGTTGACCATGTCGATCCACTCGATGAGGAGTCGGCCCGGGAGGTCGAGCGCCTCGATCGAGCGGACTTGCACGCCGGTCGGCTGGGTGATGTCGGTCGGTGCGGCACCAGCCTTCTGGATCGCGATGTTCGCGCCCGCGATCCCGCGGATGTACACGTCCTCGTCGTAGAGCCCGGCCTGGACCCGGATGAGGTGATCCTGGCTGATGAGCTTCGGGATCGCATCCACGGCGCGCTGGATCGTCCTGAACTTCGCGTCCGTGGCGCCCGTGCCGGTGTCGTCGTCTCCGATCTCCCCGTCGACGTACAGGTAGACGGGAGCGTCGGTGAGACCGTCGATCGGGGTCATGCGGGTCCGGAGCGTCTCGACACCGGTCGTCGCCGACTCGAGGGTCTGCACAGCCTCGGCGGACATGAGGCCGCGCTGCTCCGTGGTCGCATCGACCAGATCCTCGGGGTTGCCCGGGTCGCCCTTGGGCAGCACCAGGTTCAGCACCTGATGTGGTGCGTCACCGGAGAGGGACGCGTAGGGCTCGTCGCCCCGCATCACCGTCCCGATCTCGATCTCGTTCGCGGGCCCGGCGGGGCCGCGGGTGAACGGGATCGGCGGGGACTCCGTCCCATCGCTGAGGACCAGGACGAGTGCACCGTCGCCCGTGTCGCGGAAGTCGACGACCGACGCTCCCTTGGGGCCCTGCAGCACCCGCACGGGGCCCTTGCCGGGGACGATCGCCGCTGAAGAGAGGTCGGTGCCGCCCTCCTCGACGTTGATGTGGAACGGCTCCCACACCACGCCGAGGTGCGGGGACACGCGCCAGTTCCAGACCTCGGGGTCGTTGATCGGCAGGTCGATCGGGGCGAGGACCCCGTCGACCATCTCGACCCGCTGCGGGGAGGGGAGCCACGTCAGCCCGCCGTGGAAGGCGGCGATCGCGGACGCTTCGAACTCGACGTACCCGGTCGCTCCCCTCGCGGTCGCGCCGCTGATCAGGTTCGCGACCAGCCACGTGACCGGGGCGGAGGTCAGGGTGATGTCGGCCATTCGGTGCCTCCTCGGGCATGAGAAAGGCCCGCACAGTGGCGGGCCTGGTCAGTGGTGACGATCAGTTGGCGGGGTAGTGCAGCGCGTTGACCGTGAGGTTGTATGACGGGGTCGCGGACATCTGGAACCGCAGGATCCCGGTGTTGAGCACCCCGAGGAATCCGATCCCCGTCGACGCGGCGATCGCGGCGTTCGCCTCGGTCTCACCCCCGGGGCCGACGTATCCCATCGCCGCCGCGGGGAGGTCGTCCGCGATGATGTTCTCGCCCGACTGCCAGGACCCGGTGGTGGGCCTGACCCGTCCGCGCCACCAGACGATCCCGGCCTTGACCCGGTACTGCAGCGGGTTCGTGGCCGTGATCCCCGCGACGACGGGGACCGTGATCCAGTCCGTGTCCGCGACGGCGTCGTCAAGGTCGTCGAGCCGGTCGTCGAGCCCGTCGACGTTGGAGATGCTGTGCGTGTGCGTCGTGGGCGGGAACTCGGTGGGCTTGTCGTCGACGTTGTCCCACGTGATGGTGTCGGGGAGCTGCGCCTCCGCGAACTCCGCCTCCGTGCCCGTGTACCCCGCGTCCTGCGCGTACTGGTAGGCGGTCTTCCCGGTCGGGCCGGGGACAGTGGACGCGTCGCCCTGGTCGCCCTTGTCCCCGCGGGGGATCGTCAGGCCGAGCACCTGCGATGGGGACGTTCCCGTGATCGACGCAGCGGCCTGGGAGCCCGCGGCGCCCGTGGTGACTGTCCCGATCGAGAGGACGTTCGGGGGGCCGGGCACGGTCGAGTCGTCGCCCTTGTCGCCCTGCGGGCCGATGAGCGAGTCCAGCCACTCATCCAGCGTCCCGGTGAACCCCTGCGCGACGGCGAGATCGTACGCGGTCGTGACCTCCTCGAGCCGGTCATCGAGGTCCGCGCGGACCCTGGCCTCGTAGTACTGGGCGCGCGCGTCCGCGGTCTGATCGATGTATGGGTACACCGTCTGCGGGCGGAAGCTGGGGACCTGGAGGTTCAGGTGCAGCTGGCCGTTGGTGTAGGTCGCGGTGCCGCCGGCCTGGGTCGCCTCGGAGACGGTGACGCCGACGCCGGTGATCGCGTACTGCTGCTCCCGGCGGGTAAGGGGCCGCACCGCGGGGAGGTCCGCGAGGCTGATCTCCGACGTGCCAGCCGGGACGCGGATCGCGTACGGCGACCCCCACGACGGGGACACCTTGATCACCCAGTCCGTGGACCCGTCGATCGTCTGCACGGCGGTCGAGTAGACCGGGAGGCGGACGCGCGCACGGCCGTCGACGAGGCGGACCTTCACCCCGCCGGGGCGGAGGATCACGTCATCGGCCGGGACGCGCAGCGCGCACGGCAGGAAGAACTCGAAGCTGTCCGGCGCGGGCGCACCCTCGGTCACGTCCGTCGCGTGGATGGTCACGACGCGGGACGCGAGGGACGGCGCCCGGTCTGCGGCCGGGACGAGGGTCGGAATGCTCACGAGGCACTCCCTTCGGTGGTGGTCTCGACGCTGGTCTCGACGCGCTGCAGCACCCCGCCCGTCACGATGGGGTGCCCGCCCTCGTCGAGCTCGGCGGTGGTGACGTGGACGTAGCCGGGGCTGATCGAGACGTGGAGCGTCAGGTCGGGGTCGAGTCCGAGTGCTTCGTGCGCGGCCCGGATCTGGGCAGGGGTGATCTGCAAGGGGAGCCTCCTGGGCAGGGTGGAGAGGTCAGCTGAGGCGGTCGATGCGGGCGCGTTCGATCGCGATCTCGACCCTGAGGTTGTCCACCGCGGTTTCCAGCGCCACCTGCGATGCCTTCGATGCGGCGAGGGAGTGCGCGGCGTCCGCGCGCGCACGGGCGGCGCTCGCAGCGGACGCTGCCGCCGCGGCATCGGAGATGCCGGTCCCTGCTCGGCTGTAGGCCGAGTCGGCGCGCGCCTGGGCTGTGGCGGCGTTCGCGATTCCCGTCCCCGCCCGCGAGTAGGCGCTGTCCGCGCGGGAGTGCGCTGCCGACGCCGCCGACAGCGCATCTCCCGCACGGGAGTAGGCCGAGTCCGCACGACCATGCGCTGCGGCGGCGTCCGAGACGCCCTTGTCCGCCCGGGCCTGCGCGGTGGTGATCCGGGTGTTGTGCGACGCGAGGGTCGAGTCGACCCCGTTGAGCCGGGTGTGCGCAGCATCGGCGCGGTTCTGCGCCGCGGTGATCCGGGTGTTGTGCGACGCGAGGGTCGAGTCGTGGGCGTCCAGCCGACCGTCCTGCTGGTCGTTCTTCGCCCGGATCGAGTCCAGCAGCGGCGTCAGCCCCGTCAGCGCGCCCCGGGACTCCACCGACGCGCCCGTGCTGTTCACCTGGAACAGCACCCGCCCGTCGGCGGCGTAGAAGCGGACGTGCCCATCGCCGGGCCCCCAGGACATGGGGCCCGGACGGGCGGTGTTGATCCGATTGATCTGCCTCTGCAGCGACCGGATGTTCTCGGGGATCGACGGGTCCCAGGACGGCATCAGCTCACCTCCGACAGCTGCAGCACGTATTCATCCGCGCCGCTCGACGACCACGACCAGCCCACGCACCGCACCTGCCCCGACTCCGCCGGCCGCGACCACTGCGCATCCGTCCGCCACGAGTACCGCTCGCCCGTGCGCGGCGTGTACCGGTCCGTCGGCAGATGCGCCGGCCACACCTGCAGCTCCGGCGACAGCCGATACAGGGCCTCCCGGGCACGCCTCCGCAGCACCGCCAGCGACCCCGCCTGCGGATCCGTGATCGTGCGGGACTTCAGCGGCTCTCCGGTCGCGCGGGATCGCCCGACCCCGACCGGACCGATCTGGTCCTGACCGGCGCCTGCGCCGCGCGCGTACACCGCCGAGGTCGTGCGATGCTCCGAGCGCGACCGCGAGAACCCCGTGATCGACGCCGGAGTCCGTCCCGGGCCGGCGAGCTCGAGAGTGATGTCCGGGCGGGAGAAGCTGAGGATCGGCTGTCCGACCTCGAGCGTGCGCGTCACCCGGCGCGGCGACCCGTTCACCTGCACGAGCCCGGACCGGATCACCCACTCGAACGGGCCACCGTCGGCCTCCTGCATGTCCGCGATCGCATCCCAGTAGGAGGTCGAGTACCTCGGCGCATCGACCTCGATCCGTGCCCCGGTGTGGGAGATCCACGACTGCAGATCGACGGTCACGGTCTGCGAGGTCGTGTACAGGTCCCACAGCATCTGACGCATCGCCACGACCGGATCGACCGAAGTGCCGATGAAGTCGTCGATGAGCTGTGCTTCCTTCGCATAGCCCGCGAACTCGGGCCCGGAGAGGGTCACGAACGGGGAAGGTGGGGAGTCGGCGACCTCCGCGATCCACCACTCGCCGAGCTCGCGGCTGATCAGGGGATTGCCGGTGCCGGTCGACAGCGCCTCGCGGACCGGGACGAGGGTGCACTTCCCGTTCTTCAGCAGGTCCATGACCCGATAGCCCTCGCCGAGCGCGCCGAGCTTCCGCAGGTCGAGCGTCGCGGAGAACTGCCCCGGTTGCAGGGACGACGACAGCGACACGCGCTCGAGCGGCAGCGTCTCCCCGAGGATGTTCCCCGTCTGGAAGTCGGCGAGGAAGAACGTCGGGGTCATGACCATGAGGACCTCCACGTGACGCTCACGCGGCCGCTGCCGCTGCCGGTGCGGGTCAGGCGCGTCGTCCCCGGTGGGATGGCGAGCCACGATCCCGACACCAACTGGCGAGAGTGCCCCGTCGTCGCGGGGTTCCGAACCACGCGACGGTCCATGTCGACGTTGATGGTCGTCCCCGACGCGATCGTGCCGTTGTACGTCCACGCCCCGCCGGGCCAGGTGATGCCCGGATTCGTCAGCGGACCGACGAGCTGCGCCGACGTGGGGGCCGGGGCGGTGCCGAGGTTCCGGACGTCGACCCCCGCGGCGGTGAGGGTCGCGGTCTGCGACTCCACGTCCTGGCGGAGGAAGCCCGCGGCCTCGAGCTCCAGCGTGTACGCCGCGAGGCGCGACGACCGAGGAGTGATCATCGGCTTCTGCAGCCGCGTCACCTCGATCTGGCGGACGAGGCCGAGATGCTCCTCCTCGACCACGAGCTGGGCCCAGCGGGGCCTGGTGAGGATCGCTCCGAGCTCCTCCATCCGCTCCCACAGCGCGACCGGCGTGCGCTCGATGATGAGGCCCTCCAGCGTGATCCGCCGGCTCTCCTCGAAGACGTCCGCCTTGACCCCGGCGTCGGCGTGCTCCCACGCCACCGGGCCTCCGGTCCGGGAGGTGCCGTTCGTCCATCCATCCCAGCCCGCGATCGTGATGCGGTCCCGCTCTCGGGAGCCCGACACGAAGTCGAGCCCCTGGAGCGAGACCTTCACGCACGGAGGCGGCGCGAACAGCGGCACAGCGCTGCTGCAGGACTCGAAGCCGGTCCAGTCCGGGGAATGCAGCATCGATCCTCCTCAGATCACGACGGCAGCTGGACGGCCTGCGCGCTCACGAAGTGGCGCATCTTCGCCATCGCCCGGTCCGTCACCTCGTTGGGGTCGGGGCCGTAGATGTTGTTCGTCTGGCTCAGAGATGGACGCGAGTCCGTCGAGCCCGACACCGGCTGCCGACCCCACGACGGGGTCGCCGGCAGCGACATGCGCACCGCCGCACCGTTCTCGACCCCACCGCCATCCGCGAAGCGCAGCGCGCCCGCACGGATCGCGGCCCGCATCCGCAGGACCGAGTCGTGCCCGCCGGCGAGCGCTACCTCGGCCGCGGTGAGGACGTGCTCGCCGTTGGAGAGGAGGGCCCGGATGGAGTCGGAGGTGCCGGTGCCAGGGCCGAAGACAGGGCCGCCCGTGGCGAAGCGGGATCCGCCGCCGCTTCCTTGGAAGCCGGGGTCGGAGTAGCCGACGGTGATCGTCATGCGCCGGTTCCGGGCCGCGTTGTTGATGCGGGAGTTCGCGGCGCCGGAGTTGTCGTCGACGTCGATGTGGCTGTTCCGGTCGCGGGCAGCGGAGTTGATGTCGCTGTTCGCTTCGCCGGTGTTCGCGTCGACGTCGATGGTGCCCGTGGTGTTGTCGGCCTGGCGCTTCACTTCCTGGGTCTTCAGGATCGCGGGCACGCCGTCGGCGTCGATCTCGACCGTGCCGCCGGAGTTGTTGATGTGGTCGACGAGGGTGAGGAGCGCCGACTCCGCATCGACGGGGGTGCCGTTGATGGAGACGTAGCCTTCGCCCTCGTTGATCTCCGCGACCAGCATCGCGAGGGCTTCCTGAGCATCGACGGTCTCGCCGTTGATCTCGACGGTCCAGCTCTGGTCCATCATCGCGGCGTAGAACTGCTCGATGGAGGACTGGGCCCAGTACGTGTCCGCGTCGATGATCACCTGGTGGGGGGTGGCGTCCCCGATTCGGGAGCCGAAGACGCGGACTTCCTCCTCGGCCGGGGACGTGTCCGCTCCGACGGGGATCTCGGGGAGAGCGTCTCCGATCTGGGACCAGAATGCGTCCCAGTCCTGGCCGGCCTGCTCGGTCTCGACCTTCACCTCGGTCTCGACGAAGTCGGGGATCAGCTGGAGCTCGTCCGCGAGGCGGGTGGCCTCCTCGGTCGACATGCCCATCGCCTCGGCGGTGCGGATGAAGTTGTCCCGACCGGACTGCATGATCGAGTCCAGCTCGGATGCCGTCGCGCCTGCTTCCTCAGCCTTGTTCGCCCAGTTGTGAGCGGACTCCGCAATCCCATCGAGCGCTGCCTCGTTCGCGCGCCCTGCTTCCGTGGTCCGGTCCAGGGTCTTGCCGTGCTCCTCGAGGGACGCGGTCGCGTCGTCGATCGCGGCCTCGAAATCGCGCTCCGACCCGCGCACTCCGAGGAGGAGGTCCGCGGTGTCGGAGAGGAGATCCTGCAGCTCGGCGAGCGCGTCGACCTGCTCCTCCACGGCACCCGTCGCGTCGTCCATGCCAGCGGCCATCTCGCCACTGGCGCCCTCGACGCCGGACATCGCGCCTGTCGCCTCATCGATGACGGGGACCAGCTCGCCGGTTGCGATCTTGAGCAGGGTCTGGTCATCGGCCGCAAGTCCTGCGTCTGTCGCGAGGTTGGTCAGCTCGGCGCGAAGGCCGGGAAGCCGATCCATGACATCTGCGGCGGAGTACTCGTATGCCTCTGCGGACTCCGTCGCGGCATTGAACTGGTCGACCATGTGGTCCAGCGCGCCGCCCTGGACGAAGCTCACCATGGCCTGATCTGCCTGCTCCATCGAGGCGAGGAGATCGTCGCGGACGGAGTTCCCGAACATGCCGAAGCCTGTGGCGAGCTCGTCCGCGAACTTGGTGAATCCGTCTGCATCCAGCTCTCGGAGCGCGGACCCGAAGTCGTTCACGACCTCGAAGCTCGAGGGGAGCGTCTCCGCATACAGCTTGTCGAAGGACGCTCGCGTGATGTCCGACGTCTCCGCCAGGTTGATCAAGGATGCGGTGTACTCGTCTGCTCCGATGCCCGCCTCGATGAACGAGCGCCGGAAGCTGTCCACGACTCCGATGCCGGCCAGCGCCAACCCGGCGACGCCCGCGGCCTTGCCCACCTTGCCCAGGCCTCCGGCCACGCCAGGCATGTCCGTCTTGAGCGTCTGGAACGCCGACACGGTGTCCATCACGCGGGGGAACAGCAGCAGGAACGACCCTGCAGCCAGCGATGCGCCACCCACGACGGCGCCCAGCCCGGCAGCCGCCTGCTGGACGGGCTCCGGCAGGTCCGCGAACCAGCCGGCAAGATCGCCCGCGCCCTCGGCGAGGTCGGCGACTGCCGGCAGGACGACCCCGCCGATGCTGATGCCCATGTCGACCAGGGCGTTCTTCGCCATGGCGATGCGGGACTCCGCAGTCTCGTACCGCTTCGAGGCCTCCTCGATGAGGGCCGTTCCCTTCTCGAACTCCGAGTTGCCCATCGCCATCGCATCGGACATGGTCCCCGTTGCGAGGGCGAGTCGACGCATGGTGTCGGCCTCGCGCAGCCCGGTGATGCCGAGCTCTGTGAGGACCCCGTTGGTGGACATGCCGAGCTCGGAGGTGTCCGCGAGGCCCTCGGTGAAGGCCACGAGAGCCTCCGCCGGCCGGGTCTCCCAAGCAGTGGCGAACTGCTCCGACGTCATGCCCGAGACGGCCGCGAACAGATCGAGGGACTCGCCACCCTCCTCGACGGACCTGGAGATGCGGTTCATGGTCTGCGTCATCGCAGAGCCGCCAGCTTCCGCCTCGATACCGACCTGGGACATCGCGGTCGCGAGCCCCATGATCTCGCCCTCGGAGAGGCCCGCCTGAGTGCCTGCAGCAGCGAGGCGCTGCGACAGGGCGACGATCTCTCCCTCCGTGGTCGCGAAGTTGTTTCCGAGGCCGACGACGGTCGCGCCGAGCCGTCCGATGTCCTGCTGCGAGGTGCCCGTGACGGTGATGAAGCGCGCGAGCGCAGTCGCAGCCTCGTCTGCGGAGAGGTTGGTCGACTCTCCCATGTCGATCATCGTTCGCGTGAAGGAGAGGATGTTCGGGGTCGCGATGCCGAGCTGACCCGCGGCCTCGGCGACGGCCGCGATCTCCTGATGCGAGGCCGGCAGCTCCCGGGCCATGCCGCGCAGGCCGGCCTCGAGCGAAGCCATCTGCGGCGCGGTGCCGTCGACGGTCTTCTGCACGCCTGCCCACGCGGACTCCCAGTCCATCGCGGCCTTCGTCGCGAGGGCGAGGCCACCGAGCGCCGCGGCGCCGAAGCCCGTCAGGGTCGCGCCGGCGGTGTTCCAGGCCTCCGAGTTCTCCTTCGCGGACTGGACCATCCGGCCCATCGCGGTGTCGGCCTGCTTCGCCGCGGTTTCGGTACCCTTCGCGGTCTGCTCGACGGCCTTCGTCGCCGCCGCCATCTCGCGCTTGAAGCCATCCACCTCGGCACGGAGGCGGACCACGATGCTTCGATCACTCACGCTGAGCCCCCTCCCCAGCGAATGCGCCGTTCAGGTCGTGCCGCAGCTGCTTTGCCGCAGCTGCGGCCGTATCGAGGTCCTTGAACAGCCCGCCCTCGAAGATCTGGCCGCACTTCACGACCCGAACTCGATAGGAGTCACCGTGGCGGTGGACGTTCCTCACGCCCGTGCTGCCGTTCCTGTTCGGGCCGCGTCGGTTCGCGCCGTTCTCCGGGGGAGTGGCGATCCGCAGGTGCGACACCTCGACGCAGTCGCGCCGGTGGCAGGAGTGGTCGAGCCACGTCGACGAAGCGATCTCCCCGTAAACCAGCCGCCACGCATGACGGTGCGCGTGCTCCATGCCGCCACCCGGCTTCGTCATGTACCCGTAGCCGGTGCTGCTCTTCGCCCCGGTCCAGACCAGGCACCCCGAAGCGGTATCGCGCTCTGTGTACTCGCGAAAGCGCTCCTCGGTCGAGAACAACCGACGGCCACCACCGAGTGGATCCCCGTGACGCCGAAACCTGCGATAGTGCTTGGAGCAGAGGCCTCGCGCCTCATGGGGCCGATCGCAGCCGTCGATAGTGCAGAAGCGGCCCGCCACGTCAGCCCCCTCGCTACAGGAGTCGTCATGCGCAACCGGTCTTCGTTCGCTCTCGCCGTCGTCGTCTTGACGCTCGCCTCGTGCTCCAACTCCGAGCCCGGTCCGGCACCGTTCGAAGAAGCCGACCCAGCTGGCTACGCGGCGTGCGAGACGTACATGACTGCGCCGCCTGCCGAGGTGCTAGAGCAGTTCGATGACGAGCTCGACCTCGTCCTGTACGCCGGTGCCAGCGCTTACGAGCACGCCGTCGACTCGAGCACTGCAGAGATCGCAGATTCGGTGAACGAGGAGCTCACTGCTGCAGGCGTTCCCTCAGTCGTTGCGGCCAAGCTGATACCCGCGTGCGAGGGCAAGGGCTTCGAGATCGGACCGGGTTCAGCAGCCGAGGCAGCGCAGAACGTGTGACCCCCAGAGCTCAGCGCTCGGCCTCGTCCTTGAAGCCCACCATGACGCCCTTCTCGGGGTTCTTGTCCTGGGAGCGCTCGTCCTCCCACTCCTCGCGGGCCACGAGGTACACGCACGTCTTCTCGACCGTCACGGGCTCGATGTCCGTGGTGTCGGCGTCGCACTCGTCGCGATAGTGCTCGCCTCCTGCGCCCGAGGGGCACAGGTCCATGTCGTGCAGGGGCTGCGCGAGCACCAGCAGCCGGTCCCACAGCTGCCAGCCCGGCACGCCCGTGCGCAGATGCGACAGCGTCGTCCCCCAGGACTTCGCGGCATCCATCTGCACACGGACGTGCGGGAAGCGCCTCAGCGCTCTGGCGAGAAAGGGACGGACGGCAGGACCTGCCCGGCCTGCGCGAGCTCGGTCACCGCCCTGAAGAGGCCGTGCATCGGGCCATCACCGAGGGTGACGCGGAGCTTCCGCACCTGCTTCTCGGAGATCGTGGGCTTCGAGCGGCCGGTCGCGCCGTCGGTCACCTTGATCACGGCGGCCGCGGCGGTCATGTCGCCGAGCGCGATCTGATCGACCCGCTTCCGCGGCTGCCCGTCGGCGCCGAGGAGCGGCTTCGTCGGCGCCTTCTCGGCGAGTGCCTTCAGCTCCTCGCCGGTGAGGGCCTGGACGGTGAAGACGAGGCGCGAGGCCTCCATGCGCTCGATCACGTCCTCGATCTGCTCGCGGATGCTCACCTCGCCCATGGACTCGTCGTCGGCGCCGTCCTCCTGCTGGAGCTTCTGCGCGAGGCGGTCGTACTCCTGCAGCAGGTCCCAGTTGCGGTACACGGTGACGTCGCGGCGCGGGCGGGCGCCCTGGTCGATCCAGGCGTCGATGTCGAAGTCGTCGGGGTCGGCGCCGAAGTCCTCGACGTTCTCGGGGATGGTGGTCATGGTGGTGCTCCTGTTCTCCTGTGCTCCTGGGCTCCTGTGGTTCCCCCGGAGGGGGCCGGGCGGGGGAGCGCAGGAGCACGCTCGACCCCGCCCGGCGGTCTGTGGCCCGCACCCCGGGAGGTGCGGGCGGTGGAGGGTCAGCCGCCGCTGCCGACGACGGTCACGTCGAGGTGGCCCTCCTGGATCGCCGGGGCGACCGTGTTCTTGATGAAGCCGGTCCGGTCGCTGCCCTTCTGGGGGTTGTCCAGCAGACCGCGGTAGACGCTCACGACGTCACCGGCCTCCCACGGGTCGGTCGACTTCTTCAGCGACTCGCGCTCGACGAACCAGACCTCGGTTCCCTTCTCCTTCAGCGCCTGGTAGACCTCGTCACCCTCCTCGTCCACGAGGTTCGTGGAGTCGTCGAAGTAGCGGAAGACGGGGATGGACGCCTCGAAGTTCGAGGCACCCCAGACGTTCGAGTTCACGTCCTCGCACAGCGCGGGATCCGCGAAGGTCTCCGACGCCGTCGGGCCGAGCGCGTAGCCGTTCTTCGCGATCCGGCAGGACGCGTCGAGGGCCGACGTCAGCTCGGTGAGCGTGATCGCGTCGGGATTGGCGGGTGCGGTCGCGAGGACCGCGAGCTTGGTGTGGCCGTCGGCGAGCGACTTCACAGCGACCATGGTCAGGACTCCTTCTGGGGGGTCTGGCGGCCGCGGTGAGCCGTCTTCGGGGTGGGGGCGACGTCCTCGGCCGAGTCGGCCTCGGGCACGTCATCGGAGACGGCGCTCTGGGCCGCCTTCGTCTTCGGGGTGAGGGAGAGGTACGGGAAGATCCGCAGCCAGTTCTCGGGCACGCGCTGCGGGAGCTTCGCGCCGGTCCGGGTGTCGTACGCCTCGACGCGCTTCTGCGGCATGGCGAGCACCGCCTTTCATGACGAAGCCCCCGGCGCGGAGCCGAGGGCGGAGGGATGGGAGTGGATGCGAGCGCCGCGATCAGCCGAAGCGCGTGGAGCCCAGCCGGTAGATGTCGACCGCGTAGAACGGGAACGCCGACGTGGCCGGGCCCTGCGGGCGCACGTCCCGGTCGGGCTCGACGTCCTGCGAGTCGTCCAGGACGAGCTCCCAGCCGTACCGGCCGGGCACGACGAGCGCGGCGCCCTCGAGCGCGGCGCGGGAGATGTCCACGAGCTCGCGCACGCCCGCGGGAGCGAGCGCGGTGTGCGTGACCCTGATCAGGGCCTGCGCACCGTCCTCGCAGCCACCGAGTGACTCGGAGAAGCCGCGCACCGTCCCGCCCGACAGGACGATGAACGGGTACTTCTCGGGGTCGCCGACGACCGCGCTCGCGTCCGTGTCGTGCACCGGGATGTCCGGCGCCGCCTCCTCGAGCAGCTCCCGCACCGCGGCGAAGTGCGCCGCGATCACAGCAGCCCCTCGAACAGGTCGCCGAGCGCCGACTCGAAGCGGTCCGCTTCTGCCGCGAGGGCGATGGACGGATCGGGGACCGTGCCGCCTCCTCGGCTGGTGCCGAAGATGGCGACGTTCGCGAGCGCGCCGCCGTACCGGCTCTTGTCGGGGCCGATCTGGGCCTCGACCCCGCCCGCGTCGACCTTGAGGTCGTAGTTCACCGAGAACGTGATGCCGCGGAAGCTCTGCGAGGACGCGAGGTCCATCTGGAGCTCCTGCTTGATGTTCAGGGCGCCCTTCGACACCACGGGCCGGACGCCGCGCTGGACCTTGTCGGGGATCCGCGCGAGGTCCCGGGAGAGGGTGCGGAGCTCGGAGGCGTCAACTCGCACCGTCACGGAGCACCTCCTGCACGTTCATGCGCACCGCGGTGGTGTGCGTCTTGTCCTCGTCCGCGCGGAGCCGCATCCGCGACCCCGGCAGGCGAGGGTTCTTCGAGCTCACGAACTCGGCGATATCGCCGGACTGCACCTCGGTGGTGCCGTACGGGAAGTGCACCTGAGCGACGCGCTGCGTCACCCGGCCGATGGAGCCGACGTCGGGGGACGACGGGTAGGACGCGTCGTTCTGCGCCTTCGCCGGGGACCCCTCGTCGGGATCACCCCAGACCAGCACGAGCTCGTCGACGGACTTCCCGCGACCGTTGGTGGTGGTGCGGCCCGTCTTGCGCCACACCCTCACCCGGTCGGTCATGAGCTCGCGCGCCGCGGCGCGGCCGCGCTCGAGGAACGCCTCGATCTGCGCCTGGGACCTCACGAGGGGATCACCGTCCAGGCCCCGCGCCGGTTCTCACGGAGCATCGCGAGCATCCCGTCGGTGGGGTAGAGGAGGCCCTCGGCGCGCGCGTGGTCGATCGTGACCTGGTTCGTCTCCGTGTAGTCGTCGATCGTCATCGTGGTGTTCCGGGAGCGGGCGCCCTCCGGGTTGCGGAGCACGTTCGCGACCATCTCCCCGATCACCGAGGCGACGACGTCCGGGTCGAGCGTGCCGGCCTCCATCCGGGACACGATCCGCAGCCCGGGGATGACCTTCAGCCGGACCCAGGCCGCGGCGATGAGCCGCTCGGCCTGGGCGCGCTGGACCGTGGTGAGGTCGGGATGGAAGGTCTCGACGTGCTCGATGCTCGCGGGATTGTCCATCCCGACCTCACCTCCTCCGGCTCAGGCCTCGTCGACGTCGTCCGGGGAGTCGGCCTCGGGCACCTCGGCGCCCTCGTCGTCCTCGCCCTGGGCGTCGCCATCGTCCCCGGAGGGATCTGCGGCGGCGCCGTGGCCGGCGTCGGCGAGGACCGCGAGGATCTGCTCCTTCGCGCGGGCCTCACCGAGGGCGATGCCCTGGGCCTTCGCGAATTCCTTCAGCTCGCGCACCGTCCACTCGCCGCTCGGCGGCTCGTCGTCCGCTCGGGCGCTGTCGGCCGCGGCCGACGTCACGACCCCGGCCGGGGCCGGCGCGGGAGCATCCGCGTCGGCCCAGACCTTCGGGTTCGTGATCCGGGCAGCGATGTCGGCCGGGATCGCCGAGGCGGGCCCGTAGGCCACGCCGTCGACGAACACGGTTCGGGTCAGCTTCTTCGCCATGGGGGACCTCCTCAGATCACGTCGGCGACCAGCAGCTTGCGCGGGTCGTAGATGACGGGCATGACGACGCCGCCGACCTTGGTCCAGGTGTGGACCGGGTCGAAGGTCTTCATCACGACGCCGACGAGGCCCGGCAGCTGCTGGTAGGTCAGCTCCGGGTTGGACAGGCCAGCGAGCTCGAGCGCCTCGGCGGTGATGCCCCAGACGGTCTCGCCGAGCGAGGCACGGTCCGAGGGGCCGAAGACCACCTTCTCCGAGCCGAGCACGCGGGTGTCGGCACCGCCGACCTCCACGCGGGTCTCGTAGATGGTGATCGCCGGGAGCTCGAACGCCTCGAGCAGCGAGGTGAGCTCCGCGGGGGTGATCGCCGTCGGGACGACCGTGCCCGGACGGGCCGCGGCCTTCACCTCGGCCGACTGCAGCATGTGCGAGCGCGCGGCCCGCGACATGACGATGTAGCCGGGCATCTCACCGGTCGCGTCGCTGTACTGCTGCGACCACGCGGTGAGGTCCGAGAGCGGCGTCGCGTTCGCGTGATCGCTCCACAGCACGGTCGGGGCGACCAGGTGCTCGGCGGGGACGCCGAAGTCGGCCTCGAGGGTCAGCCCGTTCTCCCCGGCGAGGGTGAACTTGCCGTCGGCGAGGACGTCGCCGCGCGCGAGCTCCACGCGGGCCAGAGTGGCGCGCGCGTTCAGCTCGACGTCGTCGTACACCTGATCGGCGATCGCCGCGGTGTTCCCGCCCCCGTTGCGGATCTTCTCGAGCTGCAGGCGCTCGAGCTCACCGATCACGGTCTTCTGCCCCACCGGGGGCAGCATGACCTTGCGGCGGGAGAAGCCCTCACGCTGGCCGATGGGGGTCTCCGCGTCGTACGAGCGGAAGCTCGCCGCGCGGTTCGTGCGGGTCACCGAGTCGATGGTCGCCTCGATGTCCGGCACCTGCCGGTCCGGCAGGAACTGGTTCAGGATGTAGTTCGCGGGGGTGGGGACCTCGCGCGCGTACGAGGTCAGCGCCCCACCGGGAACGATGTCGTTGATGAGCATGTTGCTCCTCCTCAGCGGTAGCGGATCTGACCGGCGAGGTCAGCCTTGGCGGTGGCGTCCAGGCCGGAAGCGGCCGGGAGCTTGGACTCGACGACAGCGCCGTGGTTGAGCAGCGGCGCACCCAGGTGGGTGGCGCCCGCGGCGACCGGGGTGCTGTTGAAGAGGTGGCCGGCCGCGGTGTCGCGGCCGTCCTCGGCGTCGGGGTCGAACGGCCCGTACAGGCCGGTCGCGGTGATCTCCGCGAGGACCACGCCGGACGGGATGACGCCGTCGGGGTAGTGGGTCGCCGCGGTGAACGTCGAGACGTCGAGGGTGATCGAGGGGTTGCTCTCGGTGCCGTGCTGCGACCCGAGCCACGCCCGGTTCTCGCTGCCGAACACCTGGTCACGGACGGAGAGGTCCATGGTTCTCCTCCTTCAGGAGTGGTGGTTCCGGCCGCCCCGGGCGGGGTCGACCGCTTACTTCTGCTCGCCGAAGCGGGCCTTCGCGCGCTCGGAGCCCTGTGCGAACGAGGACTCCTGCGCCTGGCCACGCGGGCCCTGGCCGGGATCGCCCCGGTGCTGCTCCTGCCGACCGCCGCCGGTGCCCCACAGGGCGATCCAGTCGTCGGCGTCCTTCTCGATCTCCTCGCGGGTGGCGCCCTTGAGTCGTTCCGCCGCCTGCAGGTCCAGACCCTTCGCGGCCGCGACGCGATACCGCTCGATCAGCGAGTCCTTCTCCTCGCCCTCACGGGTGAGCTTCGCGTGGCTGGACTTCAGCTGCTCCTGCTCCTCGTGCGCGCGCTGCTCGTCGGACTTCGAGGCGTCCTCGAGCTCCTTCACGCGGGCCTGCGCCGCCGCGAGCTCAGCGGTCGCCGCCTTCGTCGCCTTGCGCTCGGCGACCAGCGCCGACTTCAGGCCCTTGTCGCCGTCGGCCCCGTCGCCGGAACCGTCGCCGCCCTGGCCGTCTCCGTCGCCGGAGCCGTCCGAGCCGCTGGCGCCGCCGGGGCCCTCGCCGCCGTCGCCGCCGGACTCGCCGCCGTTCACGTTCATCTGCCAGTCCCCGAAGGTGCCGCGATGGAACTCGATCAGCCGGTCGATGCCGCCGGGAGCGGTGATGTCGATGCCGTGCGGGAACGGCTTCTGCGCGCAGGTGGAGATCGTCATGGTGGGTTGCTCCTCATCACGAGGTCGCGGCCCGCCGCATCACGCGGACGAGCCTGGGTGGTGGAGGCCGACGCACATCACGCGCCACCGGCCAGAGGTGGAGAGCCACCGGCATCACGCCGAGCAGCTCGAGGAAGCCCGCCGACGGCGAGCGCGGCGCCGACGGTGCGTCAGCGCCTAGATCCGGGTCCCCGGGGCGGGGAGGGTGTGGCGGGTGCCGAGGGCGGCGTCGCCGCCGTTCTCGCCGAGGACGTACTGGCGGTACGCGGCCTCGGCGCGGGCGCGGTCCGCGTCGGTGAGGGGTCGGGGGAGGGAGCCGCCGCGGGCGGTGCCGCGGCCCTCGGTGAGGACGCGCCATCGCTGAGCGGCGCCGGCCTGGTAGGGGTTCAGGCCTGCGCGGGCCATCTGCCAGTCGCGGTCGGCGCGGTAGCGGCGCTTCTCCGCCTCGGTCATGGTGGCCATGCTCGTGGGGTCGCGGAGGCCGGTGAGCCAGGCTTCCTGCGTCGCGCGCGAGGCGTTCTTGGGGAGGCGGAACGGTCCGGCGATCGATCCGCCGGGCTCCTGGCCGCCGGGGATGATGTAGCCGTCCTCCTCGAGCATGCGGAGCGCGCGGGTGCGCGTGCCGGCGGTGCGGTAGATCTCGTCGACGGTGCGGCGCGCGCGGCCGAGACCGCGGCGGCCGAAGTTCCCGTGCCTCGAGGTGCCCTCGTAGGTCCAGCGTGCCTGGCGTCCGCGCGCACCGACCTTGGTCATGCCGCGGCGAGCGTTGACGACCTGGTAGACGTCGGCGCCGTCGCGGATCGCGCGCGCCTCCGACTTCCCGAAGATCCTGGCCTGCTCCTCGAGGGAGAGGCTGTGGAAGTAGTCGTAGGGGTCGGCGAGGAGGCCCTCGTCCTGCAGGGCCTTCGTGTTCTTCGCGGCGACGTGGATGCAGTCGCAGTTCGGGTGGCGGTCGAAGCCGGTGTTCCAGCGGTAGAAGCGGCCGGCGAGGATCGCGCAGCGGTCGCAACTGGGCGGGTTCAGCATGCGGGTGTAGCCGATGCCGTCCCGGGCGGTGATGTCGACCGAGGCGGCGCCGCGCGCGGAGTCGCGCACGGCGCCCGCCACGATCCGGTCCAGCCGGTCGCGGCCGACGGCGAGCGCCTGGCGCGTCGTCATGCCGCCGGCGAGCGCCTGCTTCGTCGTGATGACGGGCATGTACATCGCGGCGGAGAGGTCGCCTCCGTCTTCGAGCACGCCGACGAACGCGGAGGGGTCCGCGAACGCGCGGGGGAACTCGTACTCGGCGCGGCCGGCGAGGGTCTGGGCGCTGTAGCCGACGGCGGCGCTGGTCGCGTCCTCCTGGACCTCGCTCACGCTGCTGGTGAGGCGGGGGAGCTGCTCGCGCCAGGAGGTGGAGAGGTGGGCGGGGTCGATCTGCACCCAGGCCCTGCGGCCGCGGCGGATCGCGCGCAGCTGCAGGTCCTGCATGAGCCGGTAGTGGCTGGTGGCCGAGCGGGGGACGTTCTGCTCGGCGGCCATCAGACCTCCCCGGCGGTGTCCTCACGCGTCATCCGGGTGATGAACGGGTCGGCGAGGTTCTCGCGGTCCCAGCGCTCCATGTGGCGGCGTTCCTCCTGGGAGTAGCCGAGGTCCTTGCGGGCCTGCTGCGGCGGGATGATGCCCTGGGAGACGAGCTTCATCGCGTAGTCGCTGAGCTGGCCCTCGCTGGCCGTGGCCACGGGGCGGAACTGGGTCTCGATGCGCCGCATCTCGGGAGCGAACTGCCCGAGGATGCGGAGGTTGTTGCGCTGCACCTCGGCGTGGGCGCCGCCGAGCACGGTGACCTTCCGTTCGGCGCGCTTGTTCTTTGTGATCTCCGCGGCCTTCAGCGCCTCGGCCGAGGCCGGGTTGTCGCCGCCGAACGCGGTCACGTAGGACGGGAGCGATGCGATGATCGACGCGATCTGGAACAGCAGCTTCACCGAGGAGTGGAAGTTCGTGAGGTCCGCCTCGGGGAACTGCCCCACCTGTACGTCGGGGCCCGCGATCTCGGACGCCCAGATGCCCCCGGCGAGCTTCTTCCAGTCGCTGATCGGGTTGCCGTTCTCGTCCTCGAAGTCCTCCTTCTTGAGGCCGAAGGCGTAGCGGCGCGGCATCGCGTGGAACTCGCCGGAGATCATCATGTCCGTGGCCATCTTGTTGATCGCGTCGGCGATCCCGATGATGTCCTCGAACTCGGAGCGGCCGTAGGGCTCGAGCAGCCGCATCTGGTTCGTGAACGGGACGATCAGGGGCGAGCCGTAGCCGTGGTTGAAGCGCGAGTCTTCGAGCCAGCCGTCGCCGGTCTTGCGGAACGTGATGCGGGCGTCGGGCAGGTAGAGGTTCCCCCACTCGACCTTCTCGTCGTCGTCCCCCTCGGTCCAGCGTTTGATGCCGTCGCTGATCTTGCGGGTGCGGGGGTTACGGCGGGCGTAGGCCTGGAAGGGGGACTCGGCGGTGACGATGGGGAGGTCGTCCTTGGAGTCGCCGGGGCCGGAGATCATGTACGCGTCGCCGAGGCCGATCGACTCCGTGTGCAGCATCGGAGCCTGCTCGTCGAGGTCGTTCTCCTTCCAGATGTCCCACATCAGCGCGTCGATCTTCTCGTTCGGCCCGCCGTTGCCCGTGGAGGGGGCGCGGAAGCCGGTCACGTCCAGCACGTTCTCGTACTGCTCGGTGACGATCTTCGGCCAGTTGATCACCAGCTGGGTGACGCGGCCGCCGAACTCCTCCTCGAGCGCCGGCGCCATGTAC